TTGATGAGTTTACTAATTTTCCTAAAAAAAAACCTTTTGATTTGTAATATACCATATATTGTGCTAATAGATTGATTGGCTACTAGCTCCCTCTTAGTTGTTTTTAGCCTAATTAAGTTAATTAACTAGTGAGTCTTTCAGATACCTTTCTTTCTTTCCTTTCTAACTGGAGGACTCACACTAATTTAGAATTATTATAAACTATGGCTGGAAGACCTAGAAAATTAAATAAAAAACTTGAAGATAAGATCCTTGAATATATTGCAGATGGTTTAACAATTAGACAAGTATTCGAAAAACCAGATATTGAATACACCTGGAGTAGTTTTAGAAAAGAATTAATCAAATCAGAAGATTTAATGATGCGATACAGTCAAGCTAAACAATTAGCGATAGATTTAGAACTTAGCTCATTAAAGGATAAGCGTTTGGAATTAGAGGCTAAAATAGAATCTGGAGAGATTGACGCTAAAGCAGGTCAGAACTTGGTTAATCTTTTTAAACTAACTATTGCATCATCGCAATGGTCAGCAGGTAAAATTTCACCCAAAAAGTTTGGTAAAGCTGCCGAAACATTGTCAATTAAATCAGATAATGCACAACCTTTAACAATTTCATGGAGTAAATAACTAATTAATTATGGATATTTATTTTGCAAAACCTTTTAAAAGTATTGATTTTATTAGTTTAGGGGTAAAAAGAACACACATAAAAAACATATTATACATACAAGATGTTGCAAAAATATCACAAAATGAGAACAAATAGCGAACTTTCTGATAACCTTTAAGTTATCGGAAAATTACTAATGATAACTCATAACTTATTGATATAAAATTTATGGTTGTAACTAGTTGGTTATTGGATCTGAATTACTAAATATGGGGGGTTTTTAATTGGTGGCTACCTGATTTTGTGTTACCGGTTAAATTAAAATTAATGTATGCTACAAACACATGGACGATAGATTTCTAAAAACAATAATCTTCATTATGAAAGATAAAACGACAAAAAAACCAATTGTCATTACACACTTTCAAGGTTTTAAAACAAACGATGAAGCTGAAGACTTTTCTGAATTCTTAAGAACACAATTTATTTTGCCAGACGATTATCCAGATTCAAATGAAACAATACATTAAGGGGGGTTTTGTTTTAAAATGAAACAAATTGTAATTCCCTATGCACCAAGAAAAATCCAAAATTTTTTGCATGAAAAATGCGATAAGAACCGCTTTAATGTCATCATTGTTCATCGTAGAGGGGGTAAGACTGTATTTGCTATCAACCACCTCATTAGAGCTGCTCTAACAAGCAATAAACCCTATCCTAGATTTGCTTTCATCTCTCCTTACCGGTTACAAGGAAAGTCAACCGCTTGGGATTATATGAAACAATTTTCCTCTGCCATACCAGGAACAAAATTCAATGAGTCTGAACTTAGGGTAGATTTCTCAGTTAATAACTCAAGAATACAAATTTTAGGCGGTGAGAATAGTGCTGCCATAAGAGGTCAGTATTTTGATGGGATAGTTTGCGATGAAACTCAAAACCTTTCGCCAGACCTTTTTGATACCATTTTAAGACCATGTTTGTCGGACAGAAAAGGCTTTGCAATATTCATAGGCACTCCGATGGGAAGAAACTGGTTCTTTGATTTACATGAAAATGCTAAACACAATAAAGATTGGTTTACAGCAGTCTTCAAAGCTAGTGAAACAAACATCATAGCAAAGGAAGAATTACAAGCTGCAAAACAAACGATGTCGCCAGAAAGTTATGCTCAAGAATTTGAATGTTCTTTCCAAGCTGGAATATCAGGTTCTTATTATGGTAAGACAATTGAGGAACTAGAAGAAAAAGGGAATGTTAAAAATTTTGAAATTGATGATAATTTAGAGGTCGAAACATGGTGGGATTTAGGAATGAACGACTCTACTGTGATTACCTTTGCTCAACGACACAATGATGAAGTTAGAATAATCGACTGCTATGAAAATGCAGGTGAGGGTTTAGAGCATTATTTAAATATTATAGATAGCAAACCTTATAACTACTCAAAGCATATAGCTCCCCATGATATTAGAGTTAGAGAGATTGGAACGAATAAGTCTAGGTGGGAAACCGCAAAAGAAATGGGGCTAGAATTTGACATAGCACCTAAACTTAGTGTAGAAGATGGTATTGAGCAAGTAAGACGAATGTTGCCTAAGTGCTACTTTCATAAAAACAATTGCAAAAAGTTGGTTGAGGCATTAAAATCATATTGCAAACGCTGGGATGAAAAAAATAATTGTTTTAGAAATAAACCTTTGCACAACTGGGCATCACACTTTGCAGACTCAGTACGATATGGAGCTGTGACAGAACCTATCGAAAGATCAGATTGGGACAAACCAATTTATGTGGACACAAATTATATAGTTTAATATGGCAAAAAAAATAATCGAATTATCAGATCCTAAATTAAGAAGTTTATTATCCAACCAAATAGAAAATGCTTTAGGGTATTTAGGAGGTAATCTTTCTGAGTCTAGAAGAAAATCTTTAGAATATTATTTAGGAGATAAACTTGGAACAGAAATAGATGGTCGTAGTCAGGTAGTATCAACTGATGTTGCAGATACAATCGAAAGTATCTTGCCAAACCTTCTTAGAGTTTTTACAGCAAGTGATAAAGTAGTAAGATGCGAACCGGTAACTGCGGAAGATGTACCTTTGGCAGAACAAGCAACTGCATATTTAAATCATGTGTTTTACAAAGACAATAATGGTTTCCAATTATTATATAATTTTTTTAAAGATGCTCTAATTGAAAAAAATGGTTTCTTAAAAATTTATTATGACGAAAGTGAAAAAGTAGAATTTGAAACTTACAAAAATTTATCCAAAGCTGAAAAAGATTTATTAGAAGATACTAAAGATGAAATTGAAATTATTGAAGAAGAAGAAATAGAAGATGAAACTGCAAAAGAACAATTTGAAGCACTACTAGAACAATATGAAGATCAAGGAGCAGATGTATCTCAAGTTCAAGAACCAGATTTTATTTTATACAATTGCAAAATTAAACGAACTAAAAAAACTGGTAAAATAAAAATCGAAAGCGTTCCGCCAGAAGAATTTTTAATTGATAGAAATGCAAAGTCTATTGACGATGCCGATTTTGTTTCGCATAAAGTTTTAATGTCAAGATCAGACCTAGTTGCTATGGGTTATGATGAAGATGAAGTTAATGACTTACCAACTAGCGAAGAAGATATTTACAATACTGAAGAAATTACTAGACAAAGAAACATAGACGAATATCCAGTCGATAGTGCTACAGATAAATCTACAGAAAAAGTTTTAATCTATGAGTCTTATGTAAAATACGATTACGATGAAGATGGTATTGCAGAACTAAGAAGAATTGTATCAGCAGGGGATGATGGTTCTATGGTGTTAGAAAATATGCCTTGCGATAATGTTCCATTTGTAACTGTAACTCCTATTCCAATGCCACACAGATTTTATGGAAGATCCATTTCAGAATTAGTTGAAGACATCCAATTAATGAAATCAACTGTTATGCGTCAGTTATTAGACAATATGTATTTAACGAATAATAACAGAGTTGCGATCATGGATGGTATGGTAAATATGGATGATCTTTTAACGACTAGACCAGGTGGTGTAGTTAGAACTAAGCAACCTCCAGGACAAGTGATGCAGCCTTTACAAGCTCAACCGATTTCACAACAAGCATTTCCAATGTTATCTTATTTAGATTCTGTTAGAGAAGCTAGAACTGGAATTACAAAGTCTGCTCAAGGATTAGATGCAGATACTTTAAATTCAAAAACTGCAACTGGTGTAAATACTTTGATGACGCAAACTCAAATGCGTTCAGAATTAATTGCTAGAATATTTGCTGAAACAGGTGTTAAAGATTTATTTAGAAAAATATTTGAGCTTATGGTTAAGTATCAAGACAAAGAAAGAATTGTTATGTTAAATAATCAGTACATTCCGGTTAAACCTACTGAATGGAAAGATAAATTTAATATTAATATTGTGGTAGGACTTGGAACTGGCTCTAAAGAACAACAAATCCTAATTCTAAACAACATCCTTGAACGACAACTTCAAGCATTTCAGTTACAAGGTGGAAAAGAGATGCCAATGGTAACTCTAAAAAATATTTATAACACTTTATCGAAAGTAATTGAGAACGCTGGACTTAAAAATGTGGAAAGTTACTTTGTTAATCCTGATATTGGCAAACAAATGATGCCTCCACCAGCTCCACCACCTCTAACTCCTATTGAAAAAATAGAATTTACTAGAATTGATGCTGAGAATAAGAGAAAAATTGCTGATCTACAATTACAAGCACAAGAATTGGCTCAAAAAACTCAAGAAATGCAATTAGACTTTGAAGCGAAGATAAAAGAAATGGCTTTAAAATATAATACTCAGTTAGATACTGCAAAAATTAAAGCTGATGCAGATTTAGATAAGATGATGGTGGCAGGAGATAACAAAATTCTTGAACAAGCCACAAAATCGACTAATATGTTCAGTCAACAGTTACAAGGACTAAATGGAAACCAAAGACCAGGTGAGGAGATCGGAAGAAATCAGCCGATCCAACCAAGCCAAACAAATACTGGAGAATAAAATTTTTATAGAGGCGGTTGATTCTCTAAAAAAACTTTATTCTGAAGCACTACTTGAAAAAACTGGTGCGAAAGAAAGTGATACTAGAGAAAAACTCTGGATTGCTTATAATGTTGTTGGAAAAGTAGAACAACATCTTCAAACTGTAATTGAAACAGGGAAACTTGCAGAGAAACAGTTAGAAGATTTTAGAAAACAACAACGACAAACAAAATTTTAACCATCAAGGTTGAAATAAGCAAAGAAATTTTTTTTCTTTGATTAAATCAAAGCCAAGTCGAAAGACAGCTTAACCATAGGAGGACTTAAATGTCTGACAGTAACCCATTACTGAACAATGTGTCAGTACAAGGTGCTGCTAAATCTATTGAAGGTTTAATGGACTCTAAAGGAGTTATCAAAAAACCTCAAGCAGAAGCAACACCAGTTGAACCAAAAGAAGAAGTTGAAGCGAAAGTAGAAACTGAAACTGAGGTTGAACAACCAACTGAAACTCAACCGGAACAACCAGTTCAGGAAGTTTTAGAAGAAGAAGCATCCGAAGATGAAAATGCGATTGAAGAACAAGAAACCGATCTACACCAAGTTATTATCAATGGTGAAAAGATTGATGTTGACCTTGAAGAATTAAAAGCAGGTTATCAAAAAGATGCCGACTATAGACGAAAAACTGAGGAGATAGCGATTGAAAAA